TATTCTTATTTATCCGATCTAGCAACTGCGAAATATCGGCAGCGTTGTACTTCATCAGGTTTCCCATTTGTACTTCTCCTTAACTAAGCGAGATTTGATTGTGTGGACCCCGAAGGCATCCGATATATTTATAGCACAGAACATAAAAAAACGGGGTAGTGAACCCCGTAGTTTTTTATTCGGTTTACCTCAGATCTTAATATCAGCAGGAAAAACTGGTAGAGTTTTTCTTTCTGCTTTTGTTAGCATTTTGGTGGGATCAAGAATACCATTCTGATGCAAATAATCTTTGGTAATAGTCATCGTGGATGCATTTTCTTCTGCCCAAAAGTTATACTCACTCACAATGTTATACACAATCTTGAAGTGTGTGTTGCCACCAGCAGAGTTGTGATAGTACTTTCTCATAGATGTTTTACCCATTTCAGAATTCATCCAGGATAACATCTGTTTTTTCTTACCATTTAATCCATTTGAAGTTCCACCTTCAACTTTTCCTGCTTTATCAAGAAACACAAAAAGTGTAGTGAGACCATGAATCATAGCATCATTAATATCAAGCAGAGGATTGTCATCAGATCCCCAAGTATCACGCATAAAATCTACTGCTCTTGGAATGTAACTAGAGAAATCATCACCGTATTGAATAATGGTTTTGATAATACGAGCACCACCACCGGTGATGACATTACCATTAACAGCGCCAATTCCATCAACATTGAGATTACAAAGTTTTAAAATGTTCTCAAACAGAATTGCATATGGTTCTTCCAGAAAGATGTCATTGCGAATAATATCCAACCTAGAGGGATTTTTACGTTGAGTATTCAGTGCTTTGTAGAGACGTGCCTCTGCATCTTGAACTTCTTCAAGTGTTGCATCATCACTATGATGCAGTTCAAGAGTATCGAGATCTTGATCACATTCACCCAGAATGTCCATCATCCCAGTGTGCTGTCCATCCACAACAACAATAGCACCACCAAGATGTTCCGGTCGAACAGATACCACAACTACTGTGGCAAGTTCTGGATCGTACTGCTCATATTTAATAATGGCATTTCCACTAATCGTCCTATTCCACTTTCTTGCAGTCTGGAGTTCGGATGATTTGCGGGTGCCTTTTTTAAGTTTTTGTTTGTGTTTTTTAAGTCCCTTCTTGAATTTTCTTTTTGCGTTTTCAAGTGCGGGATCATTCGCTACATCCTTAAGATAGCGAAGTTCATCCATGTTAGACATGTGTTACCTCTCGGTTAGATTTTGCTTTGGTTGTTCTTACTTTTCAGTAGAACCGAACGTCTTTCGTTGTTCGTACATTATTTATAACATAAAAAAAGACCCCTGTCAAGGGGTCACGGGTGTTCCGATTGTAGAGTGTGCCGCACGAAAGACACGTCCTATTTATTCACTCTCTGCGGTCTTACCTTTCTTACCAATGTTATATTTCTGCTCCAGAACCCAATCAGACTTATCCTTGTATGCAAGAACTTTAATTTGGTTCAGAGGGGCAATATCCACCACAGAGTCTGGTTTTACAATTGTAATCAGTCCCCAGTCCGCAAGCAGTTTGGTAATACGATTGCGTCTCTGAACATCATTCCCAGTTAGATTGGCATGTTTGCCATCCAGAGCAAACAATTCCTTAAAGTGAACGATAAAATATCTTCCCTGCTTGTGCAGGATATGGCATGATTGATAGAGTTTCTTTTCCTTGCGTGATGCAACTCCGATGCGTGTCAGTGTCTCTCTTACTTTCAAGAAATCATCAGGTTCATTGAGGAGCACCTCCACCATTTGATCTTGAGACCACTGAACTGTTGGTTCCACAGTACTCATTTTGTTCCTCCAATGTCAAGTCGTTGTTTAATGTAGTTAATCTGTTCTTTAGTAAGAATTTTCAGAGCCTGAGATGCCTTCTCATTACTATAACCATAGTATTGTTTGACACATTCTAAATCCTGGACTTTATCCTTTCGGAGCCAAGGAGAGAATCTCTTCTTTTTCCTCAAAGTATTTAGATAAAAAGAATATTGCATATCTTTTTCAAGGAAATGATGTTTGTTCATTTCATTAGCAAACATCACACAATCTAAATGTCCAGAGAGACAACGATTGATAATATATGGAGGGTAAGAACTAATGTCCTCACTTAGATCTTCCTTATTGAAGTTAATGGAGTTCAACCAGTCTTTCAGTTCCATTGCTCCTCCAGTGGTGTCTTAGGAGTAAGGGAATAGTTAGTGACCAGAAGTTCAGTCTTGACATTATCATCGGTGCCTTTATCACCACGATGTGCCATAGAGTAACGCAACTTCCAGTGAGTCAACTCATAGTCCTTGTAGAGTTCTTCCAAACGTTCATTGACATTGTAAGTAATCATGAACTTGTGAGGACACTTATATACATTCTCTGCAAACACATCATGATCAAATGACTTATGCATCTCACGGTTCTTTCCATACAGAAAGTCTTTGATGTCATAAGGAGGATCAAGGAACACAAAAGTATTCTCAGGACCATCAGCATTCATTACCTCAGAGTAATCAATGTTAGTGATCTTCCAGTGCTTGATTAGTTTAGAGAACTGAGCAAGTTTATCTGCACCAACCAGAGAGAAGTTAGAGTTAGCAGCAGTGCGTGAGAAAGTGCTGTTCTCAGTCAGACCAGAGAAACTACACTTGTTCATGATGAAGAAAGCAACTGCTTTCTGAAAGTCATCATAAGTATCAATCTCTTTACGATACTGATTGAACAGGTCTTTTGCAAACTTATCCTTCTCCTCTTGGGTGCCACTCTCTAGCATCTTCTCTTTCTGCTCTCTGATACTCTCAGAGAGGTCTTGACCACGATCCCGCAGTTGCACCCAGAAATTGTAAAGGGGCACATACAGGTCGTTAATCCAGACAGGGATATCTGGATTAGATTTTGTTACGTCGATAGCAATCGAACCCCCACCAATAAAGGGTTCACGATACTCTGAGATGACTTTGGGATACCAAGCAGACAGAGTTTTGATGGCTTTGGATTTGCCACCAGGATAACGAAGAGGGGTTTTCAGTGCTTTCATCAGAGATAATCAGGTCCATCACTAGGTGTTGCATGGAGTAATACCCCATCAACCTTTTGAAGCAGTTCTTGCATACCATTATACATGTAACGATATCCAGTGCCAACATAAAGTTGACCAAGAACAACAGATACCGTAGCAGTACCCCAAAAAATGTAGTACCACCTAGATTTAACTTGTGCTTTTACTTTTTCGGATTTCATACGATTAGTTTTTTACTAGAGGGTGTTACTAATTTGCTACCAAACATTTCATTATATTTCTTGGCAACATCTTCTTGTACGGCAACAACATATACAACATGCTGTTGTTTCATTGTAACCTCTGGATTTTCAGGGTCAATCACAGTTGCCCACTGAGCAAATCCTACACCAGTTGCATTGGGCAGGACTACCAGACCATTTTTAACAGTGATGGTATTCTCATCTTCAGAGACAACCTCTGCAATGATTTCTTCACCAGTCACGATACGAATAAGTTTTACATCAATCATTTGAATTCACACTCCACCATAATTTCGGTTAGACAAGCAAGCATATTTATTTCCTGATCCGCAACGAACGCCATTTGATACTGATACTTAGCAAGAGTAAGCACAGCAGCAGGAATACTATTCGGAACCATGGAATCATAACAAGCATCGTAAATACGACGCAGAAGTACACTAGTATCGTTGTCCAGGTTATTGACGACCCATTTACGTACTTCGGGAAAATCTTTCTCTTTAAGTTTCTTAACCAGGTCATTTACTTTTACATCACTAAAGGTTGCAAGAATGCCAGAGTCAATCTTACCACCAGCAGAGTAACGTTGACACTCATTCAGAACACGTCTCCAATCAGGAAAGTGCTTATTGATTAATTCTACCAGGACCTTGTTATCATATTCAACACTCTCTGTAGCCAAGATTTCTTGGAGTCTTTTGAAGAAGAGGGCGGCAAGTTGGGGTTTGCTTTTGGAGTTGGTNGAAAAATCAATACAGGCGCATCTGGAGTGGAGGGGTTCGATAATTTTGTTTTTGAAATTGCAGGTNAAGATGAATCTGCAGTTGCCAGAAAACTCCTCTGTAAACGCCCTAAGTAAGAGTTGTACGTCGTTTGTTGTGTTATCAGCCTCATCGATGATGATGACTTTGTGTTTGCCAGTTGCTTGAAGTGAGACGGTCGAAGCGAAATTNTTTGCAGTATTTCTGACCGTATCAAGAAAGCGTCCCTCATCGGATCCGTTGATGACATATACATCTACCCCNAGTTGGTTACAGAGTGCTTTNGCNACAGTTGTTTTACCACANCCTGCAGGACCTGCGAGCAGCATGTTAGGTATCTCACCTTTATCTAGGAAGTCTTGGAAAGTCTTCTTAATATTTGTTGGTAAAATACATTCTTCAATAGTTTTGGGGCGATATTTTTCTACCCACAAAAATTCATTACGCATAATCATTCCAAAGGTCGAACAAATTCATGAGACACAATATCAGTTGCCTTCAATTGTTCTTTCATATATTCTACACCAACTTCCGGTGTAGCGGTATCCCCACAGGTAAAGACATCACAGACTGCCATTCCATTCTCAGGCCAAGTATGAATACTGATATGAGATTCTGCAAGCATAGCGATGCTAGTCACACCTTGAGGGTCAAACTTATGCACTGCGAGATTAAGCAAAGTAGATTTGCATTCCTTTGTTGCTCTGAACAAAAGCATACGAATAAACTCTTTGTCGTCAAGAAGTTCAAAAGGACATCCCTTCAAGGTGAATAGGATGTGTTTCATTATTAAATCCAATCAGGTTTACGATTAGGTATACGAAGATAATTATCTTTCACCCATGGTTTAGATGCAATATACATCTTGTATTTGTCGAAGATAGATATCGAAGTATCCAACTTAAACTCATCAGGGCCTGCGAAGACAAAAGGTGTCGGATCTTTTCCACTGCGACCTTGTGGGTCTGCGGTAGGAAGTATCTCCTTTGCTGCTAGGAGCGTCTTCTGACAGGTGTGGACCTTACCATATCGAGCAGTGTACTCGTCACACATAGCAAGTCCATGAGCAAGCAACCACTGCCAATTGGTTACAAATTCATTTGCCCAGATAGTACAGGGATGATTACGAAAAGCACCCTTCTCAGTAGCGTAGGGAGTACCATCTGCTCTAGGAAGAGTGCCGAAGTTATGACCCCACTTGTCAGAGCATACAATAGCAAGCATCTGACATGTCTCTAGGGGCATCTTGACAATATGTTTGTCAGGGAGAACCCTGGCAGATTCCCAAGGACTGGGAGAGGTCACAAAGATATTCATCCGAAAGTAGAATCAGGCTCTAGAGCAATATAATAAGTCAGATCGTGATTCTTGGAGGTAAATCGTGACAGAAGTTTTTGTGACACAACCACCTCATAAGTTCCAGGGAGAACCTTGATGTTCTCTACCTTGAAGTTGAAAGAGAACTCTTTGTCAGTCTCACCAACAACGACAGCATAGTCGTTAGATGTGTCATTCTTCTTATCGCGAACAACCAGTTTGATTACACCCGATTCACCAACAGCAGACAGATCAGGNAATTGATAAACAGCTGATGCCTTAAGCAGTTTCTCCAATTGATCGGTGCTTACTTCAAAGCAAACATCCTCAGAGGGAAGAGTGATATCCTTTTCAGGAGGAGTTACAATTACATTAGGATCTGCAAAGAAATACTTAGAACGAGACCGACCTTCGCGAATAACAACGTATCCGTCATTTTGGAAGTCGAGTTCAGGACTAGAGTGCAGACTCAAACCATTAAGGAATTGATTGAGATCATAGATGCCAAAGTCCTTCATGAACTCTTCAGTAACAGTGGCTTCTGCAAG